ATGATACAGGATCATGAATTTTTTCACCAAACTTGAATGGCTGAATAGGAACGGTAGGAGAAAATAGAAAATCAAATTTTTCAAATACGTGTTTTATTTCAGTAATCAGTTTAGATTTAACCTTCAATGCTTTTAGAAAATATTTTCCTGCATGCCCAGCAGATGGTACAAAACCACCTAGGATCATTCTTCTTATAACTTCAGGACCAAGTTTGCTTCTTGCTTGTGATATGTATGAATTAAACTCAAATCCTGACGAATCAAATTCATATCCATATCTTACATTGTCATATCTAGCTAGATTACTTCCTGCTTCTGTTGATGTTATAGTATAATACGCAGCTACAGTATAAGGAACCATTTGTAATGACACTTGCTCACAATTAGCACCCAATTTTTCAAATGTCTTAATTGCATCATTATTTGCGTCTAGTACATCAGTACTAAGCCCATCAGAATTGGTCATTTCTGTTACTATCCCAATTTTTTTTCCACTTATTCCAGCATCAATATCGTTTAGATAATCTTGATTTTTGTTATCTATTGTAGTATTATCATTAGGATCAATACCAGAAATAATATTTAGTAAAAATGCAGAGTCTTCTACAGTTTTTGTCATTGGTCCTATTTGTTCAATGCTATTAGCATACGAAATAAGACCATAACGACTTACTAACCCATATGTTGGTTTTAATCCAACCACAGAACAAAAGCTTGCTGGATTTCTAATTGAACCACCTGTATCTGAACCTAATGATGCAATGCATTCGTTTGCAGAAACTGATACTCCGCTTCCACCAGACGAACCGCCTGGAACATAATCTGCATTCCATGGATTTCTACTAGGTCCATATGCACTAAATTCTGTGCTAAGACCCATTGCAAACTCATCAAGATTTGTTTTCCCGATTATTATTGCATCTTCAGAATTTAGTTTATTAATTACGGTAGAGGTATATGGCGCAATAAAATTTTCCAAAACTTTTGATGCGCATGTAGTTTTTGAGCCTTCTATGCAGATATTATCTTTAATAGATACAGGCATTCCATAACATTTCCCAACATTCTGATTCGATTTTATTTTAGTATCAATCTCTCGTGCATTTTTTATTGCTAGATCATTCACTCGTAAGAATGCATGAAGTTTTTCATCAACCTGACTGATTCGCTCAAGTGATTTTAAAGTAAATTCTTCTACAGTAAATTCATTATTCTTTATACCATTTACATAATTTAATGCACTAATTCCTAAATCCAACTTAATTCAACTTTGGAGCTTTTACATATTTCTCTTGATAACTCTTCAAAAATTTCAGCAAATTTTTGTCGTATGGAACATGTTTATCATCTCTTAGTTTATCCAAGTCAGTTTCTTGAACAGTAATTTCCTCTGATTCAACATTTGCTCTATCTAAAATATCAAAATATTCAAGCATTTTTTGTACTCTTTTAACATGATCACTGTGATCTTCAAGATTAATTTTCATTAATTTTGCGACATGTGCAATTTCTTCTTCAGTAACCAAATTTTTCACCTATGGTGTTAATCTATCAACATCCCTAGGATAAAATGTTGTGTCACGAATGTTTTCAATCCCTGTCAATGCCATCATTAATCTTTCAAGACCAATTCCACATCCCGCATGCGGTGGAACACCATAATCAAAACAGCTAGATGATAACCGAATGTATCTATCTTCATGCCCTTGTTTTTCATTCTATCTTCAAGCTCAGATTTTTTCGCAATTCTAGTACTACCAGAAGAAAGCTCCAAGTCTCCATACATTAAATCAAATGACTCAGAAATCTTAGGATTGTCATTGCTTACTTTGACGTAAAATGGTTTTGGACCTACAGGCCAATCTTTGATAAAGTAAAATCCAGTTATCCCAATTTTGTTTAATTGCACTGGATACAAATCATCACCCCATTGACTCTTAGCACCAGTAGCTTGAATTTTTTCTAATAAATCAGAATAAGTATATTGTGGAATAGTATCTGAGATCTCAGGAATTGTAAATTCAACATCATCATTATCTTTAGAAAACTCCTGCATTGACAAAATTGTTTGTTTTATGATTTGCTCAATTCTACTCATCACGTCGTTATAATCAACATATGCTTCCTCAAAGTCGATGGATATTGCCTCAGACAAATGCCGGTTTGTTCTAGATGGCTCAGCTCGAAAGATTGGTGCTATCTCGAAAACTTTCTCAAAACTCATCGTTAATTGCTCCTTATACAATTGTGGGCTTTGAGCAAGAAATGCCTCCTTGTTGTAATAAAAAATCGGAATCAATGCTGCACCGCCTTCTGTTGCAGTAGCGATCATTTTTGGTGTGTTAATTTCAGTAAAATTATTATCATAAAAATACTGACGTATTGATTTTAATACATTACTTCGTGCTTTGAAAACTTGTTGCAGTGTATTACGACGTAAATCAATTGCTCTAATCTCAAGTCGTGTATCAATATTTTTTACAGTTTTTGCATGTGGATCAAATGGCGGAATCTTTTCAACAGATGAAAATATTCTAAGATCCTTTGGTGATATTTCTATTCCATTTGGTGCCTTTTCAGATGTTTTCACCGTTCCAAGTAATCCAATAGAAGAATGCTCCTTCAGTTTGGATATACTTTGAATTAGATCATCTGGACTTGAACCCTTTTTTGCAACAATCTGGATCGTTCCCATTTTGTCTACAAGTGTTAGAAATGTAATGTTGCCATGACCTCTTATGCTAGAAATCCAACCCATTATTGTTACATCTGATCCTTCCATGGATGCGTCTAAGTCTTTTGAATAATGACTTCTACGCCATTCACCTAATTCAGTTTCAACCATTACATCTCTTTTTAAATTTGAGTATTTATTTTTATATACAACACCTAGTTCTAGTTTTTCTGGAGCAAATTATCTCGTTAATTTTTATTATATGGGACAAATAGAAGATGTAGGTGCTTATACAAATACTTCCGATACAATATTTAGATATTATCCAGCCTTAACTGCTGGATTAGCTTATTATTTAAGTATGAAATACTCACCAGACAGAACAGCAGATTTAAAATTAATTTATGAAGATGAAATGCTTAGGGCAATGAAAGCAGATGGTGAACAAACATCAGTTTATATTACGCCCCAAACATTTTATGGAGATGGAGTATAATGGCCGGAGTTTTTGCTCAAGGTAGAAGATCAATGGCTATTTCTGATAGATCAGGAATGGCATTTCCATACAGAGAAATGGTTAAAGAATGGAATGGTTTTTTAGTTCATTATTCTGAATATGAACCAAAACAACCACAACTAGATCCCAGATTTCATGGGGGAGATCCGCAAGCATTAAGAAATGCAAGACCTCAACCTGCAGCTGTAACTAGTTTAATTATGTTAAGTAATAATCCTTTTGAAACTATTAAATATGGAGGAAGTACTTTTGTAAATGTTTTTTCAATTGATCATAAAAGATCAACTAGTGATACAGTAAGATTTAGAGGACCTCCTGTAGTAACTGCTACAGGTTCAGGAGGAGCAGATGCAAAAAATTTACAACAATTTATATCTGTACCTACATTTGATAATGTAAGTGATATTAGTGCGGCAGCTGGATTTACAATTACTATTGGAAAGAAAAATTCAGATGGTAGTGTAACTACTGCGGCAGGCACTTTAGGAGAACCAGAAAATTATTTTTATTTTACAAGTACCGATACAGCAACAAGTGGTAGTATAAAAGGAGGCGGTGATTATTGTTCAGCAGGACCTGTAACATTATCAGTCGTAAACGCATAATATGGCATATAGTTTAGCAAATTTACAAACAGATATCAGAAACTACACTGAAGTGAGTGGAACTTCTACAGGTGGAGTTTTAAGTGATGATGTTTTAGCAAGACTCATTAAAAATGCAGAACACACTATTTTTAGAGCAGTTGATGTGGATGATGAAAGATTTTATTCTACTTCAAACTGTATTATTGGAAATAGATATATTAGTATCCCGGCTGATTGTCGAGTCATTAGATATGTTCAATTATTAAATGATAATGTGAGTCCTAATGTTCAAGTTTTTTTAGAACAAAGAGATACCAGTTTTATGGCGGAATATTATAATACCCCCTCAACTGCATCTACTTCTCTTCCTAAATATTGGGCTAATTGGGACGAAGAATATTGGGTAGTTGCGCCTACTCCAGATACAGCTTATGAAATTACTATGGCTTTCAATAAAGAACCGGTTAGTCTTACAGATTCTAGCAAATCTACTACGGGAACTTATATATCCAATAAATATCCTGATTTACTTTTGTATGCATGTCTGGTAAATACATATGGATACTTGAAAGGTCCGCAGGATATGTTACAATATTATAAAGCGGCCTACAAAGAAGCTTTAGAATCGTACGCGATCGAGCAAATCGGTCTAAGACGCAGAAGCGAATATGGTGATGGAGTCATTCGCGCTCAAATAATCTCAAAATCCCCATCGAGTAATTAATTATGAAGGAGACAAATAAATGGCAAATTTAATACCTTATGCATTTCGGGGAGAATTATTTTCCGGAGGACATAATTTTGCATCTGGAGGAGATACTTTTAATTTCGCACTTTACTCAGCGAATCCTTATGATACTGCAAGTACAGTTTATGTAGCAACTAGTGAACAAACTTCATCTGGTGGTACTAATTATACTGCTCGAGGAAAAGCTTTAGGTGGTAATGCAGTGGCTTATGGAACAGCAATTGCATCTTGTGATTTTACTGATGTTGAATGGACATCAGCAACGATTACAGCAGCCTATGGATTAATTTTTAATACTAGTGCGAGTGATAAATTAGCAGTAGTTTTAGATTTCAGTGGAGATAAAAGTTGTACTAATGGTACATTCAAAATTTCTTTCCCTGATGCAAGTACACCAGCCAATGCTATTATAAGCATGGCGTAAGGAGAATAAATGGCTTTAGTACTCAATGACAGAGTAAAGACAACCAGTACGGCGACAGGAAATAGTCAAACAACTTTTGCTATTTCAGCAACAGCTGCGACTGGTTTTGATACTTTTGCAGCAGGAATTGGAACTAGTAATACAACTTATTATACCATTTTTAATCAAGGAACGACTGAATGGGAAGTTGGTTTAGGTACTTTAGACACAACAACAAATCTTCAAAGAACTACAATTATTACCAGTTCTAATTCAGATAATGTTGTTGACTTTGCTGCGGGTACGAAAGATGTATTTACTACTTTACCAGCAAGTAAAGCGGTTTATTTAGATGCCAGTGGAGATCCCGTTCCGGACACACTAGCAAGTAAAGGATTTGCGTTAGCAGTAGCGATCGCATTATAAGGAGAAACATATGGCTCAAAATTTTCGAAGATATACCTCTAACGCAGTAGGAGCATCATCAGCGGCAGTTTATACTGCTAATTCCTACGATGCGATTGTCGGTATTTCTTTATCGAATATACTTTCCACAGCCATCACTGTAGACTGTTACATCAACGACGGATCTAATAATATTTATCTAGAAACAGATAC